AGAAAGCAAAGCCATCACCAATCAACAATACACCGAGTTCATCCATACCTGAAACGATTTCATCTTTCAGAATACGTTGGTCTTTTTGTAAATCTAATTCGTTACCACGCATCTCATGTAATGAAGCAATAGCTGCATCACTTGGTTGATAAACATAATACACAGATGGTCTAAATGATTTATCTTTTGTTTCAAAATACTGACTCATTGTAACAGATTCAGAGTGTTGAATACAATAACCATTATATTGTCCACCATCTGGTACCCATGAACGCATTAATGTTACACAACCAGGTTGCATTAAGTATGCAGCAGTACCTTGAGATTTACCACCTTCTGGATGTTTTTCTTCGTGTGTACCCCAACCCATTTCTGTTGGTGCTCTACCTTCTGCCCAAAATCCTTCACAAGACCATGTATTGGTAAATTCTTGTTTTGTTTTTGGTTCATCAATAACTTGTTGGTCACGTTCAGCAATATGAACCACTTGAACACCAAGAGATTTCATCAACTGAGCCCATTCTTCTTTACTATTAGGTGTTGTTACTTTCTTGCCCTTCTTGGCAGCAAGTTTCAACAAAGCACGTTTAGTTAAATGAGTTACATAACCAGGATTTGCACCATGAGTTACACAGCAAGTAGGTGCATCATGTAAATATTTGTCCATTGCTTCACGAACAACTTTATGTGTGTGAAACAAAGTTCTTTCTGATAGTTTTGGAATGGTTTCATCAGGATCATGTTCCCATCTTTCTAAAGATGTATCAATCTCCATAACTCCATTTTCCATACACCATTCTAACAGAGCTTGAGCTTCGATGTTTAATGATGCGTTGATGATTAAATCACCTTTACCAACATACTTTGACAATTGTTTTTTATAGTTTGATGGTGAGATTTCTTGACGTACATAGTTTACACCAGAACCAGCATGATACTGTAGAAAACGAGAACGATGATTATCTCTTTCCAATACTGTAACATTTTTTGGATCTACTACGATGTGTCTGAGAACAACAGGAAGAATTGCTTGTCCGACTGAACCGTATCCGATGATGAGAATCTTCCCATCAAATTTTGCATATTTTTCGAACTTGGTTTTGTCGAATTCTTTAAATGGTTGTATAGGCATAATAACTCGTCTAAAAAATTAATTTATAGAGTTATTTATGTTACCTCCAGCCTAAGGGAACAGATACTACTGGTGTATCCGGATCTTCTACACCTTCAAATACTTCCCAAAGTTTTTCGTGTTTAGCGAATTTGTTCCATAAACCAGGCTGTAATCCGTAGGCTTCTACTTCCCACGGTTCTGTCCAATAATCAGGAACTTCAACTTTAGAACCCTTCCAACGGGTAAGTTTGAGATTAACATCACCATAAATGTACTGTTTAATGTGTACCATTTCATGGCTGAGTGTTTTTAGAATTTCTTTGGCACCAATACCAGGATGAAGTTCTATTTCAAATTGTCTTGGTTTACCACTAGGACTAAACTCGATTACGGAAGCATATCCGTGAGCATCTAGTTTTTTATTGAATTTGATTTTGATGAAGATGTTCTCCATCATTCTAGGCGTTAATAATTCTTCGGCGTAAAAAAGGGCAGCCCTTTTAACATAAGGTCGAAATAGTTTTTTATCGGGACAACCGACTATACTTAGCTGCATTTGGGGCCTCTCTCTTAATAAATTGACCCAATACAAAACTATTTATTTTAACTACTTATTTCACCTGGTGAAATTTGTATAACTGATACAGCACATTTCTCAAGAAAATCAACGCCTTGTGTGTTTTTGTATGAGTTTCGGTAAAAAACTCTTTTTATTCCCGCAGTATATATTTGTTTGGCACAGTCAATACAAGGAGCATGGGTCAGGAACATATCGGAACCATCTCCAGACTCACTACCTTTGGCCAGTTTGGCGATGGCATTGGCTTCTGCGTGGATGACTTCTGGTTTGGTTTTAAGGTTACCAGTCTTTATAACCTTCATTTCTTCTGTGTAGAGTTGTTCGTACCTAATTTCTTCATACTCACACTCATTGGTCCAACCAGCTGGCATACCATTGTATCCGATAGAGATAATCCTATCATCTTTTACCACAATGGCACCGACCTGTAATCTCTTGGCTGAGGACAACTTGGCAAATCGTTCTGCCACATCCATATATGCTACAATAAACTTAGGTTTCATTTATCAAACCCTTCATAAATTTACTAGCAAAAAACCTTTGTTGTCTAATTGCTGAATCATAGATTGCAATTTGATCCATAATATAATCTTTAAAACCAGCTTCAAATTGATTCTGTTTTACTTGAATGGTCGATTCTTTTTCCGTTGGATCAATAGTAACAACAGTCATACCACCTTTTTGTGCAATATGTTGTATTACTTTGTTTTCAGAAAGGCAGTGCATGAATACATTTTCTGCACCAGTCATTCTAGCCCAAGTTACACCACGAGTAAACAATTCTTGGCCAATTTTCTTGTTACGATATTCTGGACTAACAGTACATCCCATTTCTGCGGTATTAGTTTTTAGATTTATTGAAACGTGACAGGTAGCAATAATTTTTCTACCTGTACTTCTATCAAAAGTATTCACATCAATAACAAACCACATATTCAAACGACCAAAACTCTGTAATGATTTTTCAATATAATCCTTAACTGAAGCATCAGGTGCATCATAACCAAAACGCAAGCGTCTATCTTCACCAACAATATCAATCATAAAGTGGTCAAGCAATAAATCTTTGTCGAAAGGGGTTAATTTACGTGGTGTCATTGACTCGTACATACCTTCATATTCATACAACATACCCATGATATATTACCATTGTCCATCATCAAACCAAATACGAATAGTGATAGGTAATAATTCTAATACGAAAGCATCTTGCTCCCATACTTCCTCATTACGATACATCTGACAAGCAATTCTCCAATGAAACGGATTCAATTTCAATATAATGTTACAACCAGAATATTTCAACCAATTAATCATATTATAAACCCTTCAATGTATAAGAAGTAATCTTATCCTTTAACATGGAGGGAATATCCAAGTATGGCCATTCAAGATAGAACGGACAACCTTCTTTACCCCAACTTAGAGAATGTAGATAACGTCTAACCAATTTCATATCATCATTACTACCAGGTTCAAACAAACGGCGTTGATTGATATTCCAAGTTTCTAATCTATTCATTTTACAATCTCCATGTTATCTTTTTTCATATAAAAAATTTGTTGTAATTTTAGACCAGATGGTTCATTACGAACCACGGCAAGAAATACCACACCATCAATGTCTTTGGTTTCCCAATTAGACCATGTGTAGTAAATCTCTGAGTTCAATTTTGAACGGAGTTTTTGAATGTATGGTTTTTTCATGATGTAAGTATAACTCAAAAGAAGGGGGTTGTCAACCAACCCCCGGAGATTACCAATTACTTAATGGCAATTTTCTTGATGTTGTCTTGGGTTTGTACCAAAGATTCCAACCAGATTTTCAACATGCCATTTACCATTTCGGCATTACCGATTTCTACTTTATCGGCAATTTTAAATTCATGTTTAAAATCACGGTTAGCGATTCCTTTGAAAGCATATGCTTCAAAATCTTCAACTTCATCTTCTTGTCCATTACCTTTAACTACAAGTTTGTTGCCTTCCAATTGAATTTCAATATCAGATTTGGCAAAACCAGCAACTGCCATTTCAATGACCCATTTCTTGTCATTTACTTTTTTGATATTGTATGGAGGATACTTTGAAACCGAAGCAGAAATTTTTTGAATTTCTTTTAATACATCATCGAAACCGATGGTGAATGGGTCTAAAGTTTTGGTGAGGGATTGCATAGTTGTGAACATATAGTTCTCCTTTTTTAAGCGAGTTTATCAAAAGTGACCACCCCGAAGGCGTGGTCGTAGTGGAGGTTTCTTTTTCTGGTACCTCTGAACCAGTAGAATCATAGTATACTAGTATTTATACTACTTGTCAATAGGATCCTGGTTTTTTACCAATATTATATTTTGGTGTTAATTCCCAATCATCCTTCTCTTTATGAGAAAGAATCTTAATCTGAGATAAGAAGATTGGTACAGGTTCTTCAATTTGTTTTGGAGTTACCACTTTTACCAAACCCCAGTCTTGTAGCAGTTTGGCAATAGCATTTCTACGAGATAAATCATTCTCGGAAATGTCAGTTGGTTTACCATCCAAAGCAAATAACTCTTTGAAATGTACGATATAATACTTACCTTGCTTGTGTAGAATATGGCAAGATTGGTATAAAATTCTGTCTTTTTTGGATGCTACGCCTATACGAGTTAAGGTTTCTCTTACTTTTAGGAAATCATCTTTTTCGTTTAGGGTAACTTCAACTAAATCAATAATTGAAATCATTACTTTGTCACTCCGCCTTTATTTGTTTTAGCTTTTATTTCAGCGATTTGTTCATCAGTAAGAATCCGGAGTGCTTCTTTGGCTTTCTCATTGGAATAACCAAAATACACTTTCACGCATTCTAAATCTTTATCGGTTGATGTTTTCTGCCAAGGTTGGAATTTCCTTTTCATCGACCTTATTGTATTTAGAAGATACGAATATTGCATGTCCTTGTCTATAGAAGGATTTAAATTCATTTCATTTGCGTATAAAACACAATCCATGTGATAGGACAAGGCTCGATTGACCATAAAGGGTACATAATCCTTATGATCCAATTCATCCTTAAACACATCCTTCTTGGTCTGTAGTATGGAAGGAATGATTTCTTTGAATAAATCAGTCATTTTTATTTGCACCCAAGTATTTTACTGCTTTTAATAAACCATCCATTGTATCACCTAACATACCTAAACCCTTATTACAATTACCACATATCCATCCTCGAAAAATATTGGTAACAGAACAATGATCCAACACCAAAGTAATTCCTGTTTTACCACAACACTCACAAAATTCAGGTTTTGGTGGCGCAGTTTTCCTTAAATTTTGTACTATTTTTCTACGAGATTTAATACAACAATTACATCTAATATCTAATTTGTCTCTATATCCTGGATGACTTTTAAATTCAGATAAAGGTTTTTCTTCTTTGCAATAAACACAAATTTTAGTTTCTACAATTTCACCAGAATCATCAGGCATCTTAATATCCCGATACTGTATACTTCTTCAGTTCTTTGATGTCCTCATCTGACATTTTCATTACGGGTTTCAAAGCCTCTTGGTCTCTATCAATTAGAATCATATCACGGCCATCTTTGGTGTGATAGTTTCTTGTTTTGAAAGTTTTAGGGTCTGCTTGAAAAATCCAACCTTCCCACTTATCACCATGTCTACTTGCCGGAACAGAAACAAAATACAGTTCATCCACACCACGACATTTTCTAAGTTGGTTAGGTTTAAAACTAAAAGCATTTTGCAAAACAAACGGAACTTGTGTTTTCACTTCCGCTTTGATTGTTCCATCAATAGTCAAATCTTTTTCTGAATCATATTTGTCAACTGAAGTTTTAACGATACGACCTTTTTCACTAAGCATATTGATGACGATTTTTTCACCCATCAATCCCAATTCATTCATTTTTTCATCATTGGTCATTTGAATTCACACTCCACCATAATTTCAGTTAAACAAGCAATCATATTAATTTCGTGGTCAGCAACGAAAGCGGATTGATATTGATACTTAGCCAATATTAAGACCAACTGTGGTACAGAATTAGGCTTCAATACCTCATACAATGTATCATAAAGTTTACGATAAATCTTTGTAGGATCGTTGTCCAGGTTAGATGTAACCCATTTACGTGTTGACGCAAAGTCTTTTCCTTTTAATGCTGTAACCAAAGTACCAAGTTGTACATCAGAAATATTAACGAGAATACCTTTATCGATAGTACCTGAAACAGAATATCTCTGCAATTCATTTAGAATACGGCGATTATCGGGAAAGTATTTGATGATAACTTGAGCAACAACATCTTTTTCGTATGCAATGCCTTCTTTTTCCAGTATCCATTCAATACGTTTCATCAATTGATTGGCAATCTTATCTTTGTTGCCATTGATTTTGAAGTCAATAACCGAACAACGAGAATGAATCGGATCGATAATACGATTTTTGAAGTTACAGGTAAAGATGAATGAACAGTTCTTGGAGAACTCCTCGATTGCACCACGCAATGCAGGTTGAGTTGAATTTGGATTTAGATAGTCTGCTTCGTCAATGATAATAACCTTTCGGCCACCCATGAGGGAAACCGATGAAGCATAGTTTTTAATTTTATTACGAAGAACATCAATGCCAGATTCGTCAGAACCATTAATAACAATGTGGTCACAACCAACTTCTTGGCAGAGGGCTTTAGCAATTGTCGTTTTACCAACGCCTGCCGAACCTGATAATAATAAATTCGGTATTTCTTTTCTAGCGACATATTCCATGAATGTGGATTTGATTGCATCCGGTAGGATACAATCTTCCACTTTGTTTGGTCGATACTTTTCGACCCATAATAAATGATCCATCACAAACTCCCATAATATATAAACAACTTATTTTACTTCACTAAGCACTTCAAATAAAGCCTCGAACTCCTTTTGTTCCGCAACTTCTGTTGAATAGTTCTGCTTATATTTCACTTTTGCCATTCTTGCAAGAATCTTTTTTGGAATCTTGAAGTTATCAAAAGCAATATCGATGATTTCTTTTTGTAACTGTTTCTCATAATCAATTTTAGATTGTGAAACATTCACTTCATCAATTGCTGATTTGATTGCTTTTAATTGGTCGGAATTATATGTTCCATATAGTGTTTGTAATGTTGTACTCATAGTTGTCCTTGAATTTGGCCAAGAACGGTAATATATGGTTCGGTAACACACATATTACCATTCACTAAATTGATAAATGTTTTCTTATCTCCTTGGTCATCCGTATTCTCAAAAACACAAACAACATATTTTGGATTAACGGCAATTGAAAGATTGGAACCAAATTCTGTAAAATTTAATAACATTTATTCTCCAATCTTAGTTTCTTTGTTTTCGAAAGCAACCCAGTACTGAATATTATCTTTTGTATTCTTGAAGTGTGCGAAACCTTTGAAAGAGATTTCAACCTCATATGTACCAGGAATAAGTTTAATATTATCTGATTTGAATACGATAGAATATACTTTACCATTGCCTTCACCGACTTCAACTGTATTGGTGTGAGCAGCATCATTGTCTGCATCGAATGAAACTAAATTAATCTTTTCACCATCAGAGTTAACTGCCAAATGTTTTGAAGAAAGAATGTTGGTTGCCTTTACGATAGACTCATAATCTTCTTGTGTCAAAGTAAAACTACAATCAACTGAAGGAAGTGTAAGTGCTTTTTCTGGTGGAACAACAATCATTTCTTGTGCTGTTTTACGATAGTTACCTGAACGTTTGGATCCTTGTTTAAAAATTACATCAGAATCAGTAAAAACAATTTCACCATCTTTATAGAGTGAATGAATTGATAGGAACTCATTTAAATCATAGATGCAAAATTCTTGTGTAATTTCATCATTAACAATAGCTTCGGCCAAAACAGTTTTGGTAGGTGAAACTGTAGATAGTTTCTTACCTTTCTTGAACTTCATACCCTGATTGATTGTTGAAAAGTTTTTTAATACTGATAGTGTTTCGTTTGATAGTTTCATCATTTCTCCATTATAAAATTACTGCTTCGAATAAATTGTATCATGCTCATACAGAAACATCAAGCAGCACATAGCATGTGCCAAGTGATGTATACCAGATTCAGGATCAAATTCTTGTCCTTCTTTCCATGCCCATACATGACGTTGTAAGGCATCAAAGTATCTACGTTTAGAATCTGGTACTTTTTGCCAGTTATCTCGTTCGTATTTCTGAGCACCAAAAGTTAATACTTTAACTGTTTCTTTTAGTGCATTTGGTGGAAGTAAACCATATTCTAGTTTACCACCATCAAACTTACGACCTGCTTCTTCTTTGTGTTCTACTTTAATACCACCACCAAAGACAGCATCTTCATAACCAGGATGATAAGGTGCTTCTGCAACTAATTTAATGTTATCATCTGTACCTTTATTACCTTTGTTATCTTGCCAGGCCATTACATTTCTCCAACATAGTTTGCTACAGCAGGCATATCTCCAGTGAAGTGATAGGTGCCAATATGTGAAGTTTTCATCCATGGACAGAGATAAATTTCTCCACCAATCTTACGCCACATTTGACAGAACATATAATCTTCTGAGAGGTAACGGTCAGAACCACCACCAACGATAGAATCTTTAGTATCAATAACTGTATCAAAGAAAGCATGGATGTAACGAGTACCATCAAAGTTCGCCTGGCCAACGTGGTCTGGTTTGTAACGAATCATTGGATACGCTTCTTCCATACGTTTGAATACATCACGTTTAATCAACATGAAACCTGTTCCGATTTCAAGAACTTGTAATGGTTCAGTAACTTGGAATTGTGCAGTACCTTTAACGGGATTGAAAACGTAATCACCAGTAACTTTTTCTAGTGTTCCAGCATCAATGTCTGGATTCTTTTCAACTGCTTTCTTAACTGATTTCCACTTGATTGCTTTCTTAGGGTATGGACCACCTGAAACATCTTTATCTAATGCTAACAGAGCGATAACATCTTGTGGATTAAAACTGATGTCCGAATCGATAAACAGCATATGTGTACAATCGGAACGGTGAATAAATTCGTCAGCAAGGTAATTTCTTGCTCGGGTAATTAATGACTCATTGAACAGAAATGAGAATTTGATACCAATGCCGTATTGAGCGCAAATGCTTTGCAAATCTAAACAGGCCTTCATGTATAAGCCATGATTAACTCCACCATACATTGGCGTAGCTACGAATAGGCTTTTCTTTTGTAATTCTTCTTTTTTGATTGAGATTTCCATTTACACTCCAATAATAAAATTAAAAGAGGGACCGAAGTCCCTCACTCACAACTTAGGCAGAGATAGAAAGTAAAGATTTAGTTGGTTTGCCTAGGCGATAGAAAGAAACTTTCTTGCCTTTAATGAGTTTAGTGTTAGTTTGGATTGAAATACCATCTTGACGCAACTCATCAATACGGGCAGTAACATTGCTAATGCCAAAACGTTGGCGAGCTTGTTTAACTGTGAAAGTGTTTTGACCAGTTTTTTGGTTCAAAGCGTTTAACATCTTTTGTTTTGCTGATAATTTCTTCATAATATAACTCCATATTAAATTAAAAAATCTTGCTGAGAGCAAGTTCTCACATCATATCAAATATTTATGATGCTGTCAAGCTATTATCGACCAACTTGTGGTAAATATTTCGCTTTGGTTTCTTCCCATGTCAATTCAATTAAATCGTCATAGAAAAGAGTTTCATAAGAAACATTATTCTTCTTTTGGAGTTGGCGAATACGACCTTTGGCATATTTCGTTTTCCAAATATTAGATAATGCTTCTTCACTAGTATCAAAAGACTTTACTAGTTTATCTTCTGTAATTTGTTTACAGAGAAATTCGTTAGTGTTGTCATAGAGTGGACTGAAATAGATTCCACGTTGATGTTCAGTACGAATCAATTGTTTAGGTATCTGTAGTTTAGAATAAGCAAAATTCAAACTACGATTTTTGTGATCCCTTTTATATGGTAGTCCTTGTTGATTCTTAGCGTCCCACCACTCGAAGTATTTTCTAGTGTGATTTTCTTTGATCCAATCAAACACCAATTTTTTTGTTGCTCTGGTTGGTTCAAAGGCAACCGATCCAGAGGAGAACCCCATTGCGTTCCAATGTTCGAGCCCATCATACTGAGATAGTCCGCCAGTTTTAGTTTTTCCGTAAAGAGAAGTTGTAGTAACTCCTGCGAGGACATCTCCATATTGTCGTTTCCAATCTTTTTGAACTGTATCAGATAAACACATCAATGCCAATAACTTACCACCCATGTAATTGAAACCAAGTGGTTGTAATGGAACAATTGTAGAACCAATTGCAGTATGGTTAATCATGTGTTGTTGTGTCTTAACATCTCTCGACCATCCGATTGCAGTATCTCTTGGAGTTAAATCCAAGAAGTCTGAGGAGATACAAATAACACCAAGATATTTACCTGATACTTCATCAGTCAAAACATAAAATAGATTACGACCAATGTTACTATTATTTTTCATTGTAGATGAGAATGTACGAATAGCATTCCATCGTTCAGCATCAGGACCATTTGAAAGAACCATAACTGGTTTTAATTTTTCATAATCATCCGGTTCTTGTGGCATCCAGAAATTCTTTTTAACTTCATCAACCAATTTTCTTTGGTCACGGTCAACCATCTGCATTTCACTTCCCCACAAAGTAGAAACTTCTTGTTGTGGGTAACGTTCTTTCACTTCACACCATTTCTGATACAAAGTATATTCACGAACATCCATTTGTGAAGCATATGTCAAGTCCTCAATGAGGACATTCTTCATACTTTCTTCGTCAATGTGTTCAAAGGAAGATGTAGGATTCTTTTCCTGCCATGCTTTCCATTGTTCTTCTACATATTCAATTGGTGTGGCCATGTTCTAATCTATTCAAGTTTTTTTCCATTTTATCAATCAATCGATTGACCTTACCTCTTTTTTTCATACCCATCTGTAAAGCAAGAGGTTTACATTTTTGAGTATACACTATTCCATTCATGTGGTCAAGCTCATGTAAGAAACAACGAGCAGATAAGCCACTATAAGTTGCCGTTCTCTTGATACCATTAAAGTCTTGGTATTCCACATCAATGATTGCTGGACGTGTAATCTTCAATCCTAAGAATGGAAAAGACAAACATCCTTCGGTCATATGTGATTCACCTGAAGATGCCAATAGTTTAGGATTAAAGAATGCCACAAAATCATCACCTGTACCCATTACAAATACACGATGTGGTAATCCACATTGATTAGCGGATAATCCAAGACCTTTATATTTCTTACAGGTTTCCACCAAGGCGGAGGCTAATGCATTTGGATTAACTGGTGGATTCTTAAAATCAAAATCTTCCAAATGTTCCAATAATATGGCAGAAGTTTCAGGCACCAAATCTAATATGGGTGCCTGTGGTTGTTCTGGTTGAACCGGTTTTATTGCCTCATTCGTATCAAATATAATTGTATCTACATGTTTCTCACTCATTTTGCCACCTGACTAAAATTATTCTTTTTCTCAAACCGGATAATACTCCGGAACTTATCAAACAATTGGTCACCCTTATGACTAATAACAAACACATTAGTATCAGGTCCCATATCGTGGATGAGTTTTAAAAACTCCTCCGTACCAACACCATCTAAAGATGAATCAAACACTTCATCCAAAATCAACAAGTTAGTGTTTGTTGAATTCTTCAACTTAGCAATCTGTCGCCATGTAAACAACAAGGCCAAATCAATACGTAACTTTTCACCTTCAGAAAAATTAGCATAACTAAAATCATCACGATGTCTAGACTTAATAGTTTCTTCAAATGATTCATTGATATTAAAGTTAACAAAGAAGTCCATTGCTGTCAAGTACTTGTTTATTAACTTATTCATGATTGGCAAATACTGTTTAATGATTTTGGTTTTGATGCCAGTATCTTTTAACAGGTTGCCAGCAAAATCATAGTATTGTTTCTCTACTGAAAGTTCTTCTTGTTTTTTAACCAATTCTCCAAGTTCTGCTCGAAGTTCTTTGAGTTTAGTGTTGTCATCTTCCAATGAGTCTTTCTTGGTTGATAAATCACTAATCTCTTGTTGGAGTTTATCCAAGTAAGAATTAATTGCTGATATGGTAGAATTGTGTTTGATGATTTCATTGTTATGTTCTTGTATATGCTTTACTACTTTTTGGATTTCTTGGATCCTTTCATTTGATTTTTGGATTTGAGTTTCGATGTCCTTAACTGCAACTCCAATTTCTCCTTTTGATTTATCGATTCCACTAAGCTGGCTACGTCTGAAGGTGTCAGCGATACTTTGTTTACATGTGGGACAGTCGTTGTTTTTTTCATAGAATTGTTCCTCTTTTTCTAGTTTTTTTAATCTCGATTCTAATTTTGCTTCTAGTTGCAACAACTTGGAACTTTTACTTTCCACAGAAAGTTTATCATTAATTTTTTTCTGGAGAACATCAATGTGTTTTTGGATGAGTTCAATGTCTTTAACCAACTTGGTTACTTGAATACCAGAATCGATTCTTTCTTTTCGTTTCTTGTTAATCTCATCTTCATTATGCTTCTTGTGGTCGGCAATACTTTGCTTCTGGAAATTGATTCTTTCAGAAGTCAAGTCCATATCATATTTGTTTTTCGTGGAAGTATCTTTAATCTCCGACATCTTGTTTTTAACCAAACCATTCATAGAGGAGAAGATTTGAATATCCAATAAGTCCTCAATGATTGCTCGTCTATCAGCAGGAGATAATTGCATGAAAGGAATAAAAGAAGCTGAACCTAGAATCACCACCTGTGTGAATGATTTATAGTTTAGTTTGAGAATACTCTTTTCCAATACTTCTTGGTAATCTTTAGATGCTGCATCTTGATTCATCAAGATACTATTACAATAGATTTCAAATGTATTTGGTTTGATACCACGAACGACTTTGTATTGTTTCTTACCAATAAGGAATTCAATCTCAACAACACATGCCTGTTGATTGATAGAATTGACCAATTGTGGTTTATTGATTTTACGAAACGGTTTACCAAAGAGACCAAAACATAAGGCATCTAATATGGTTGACTTACCCGCACCATTGTTACCAATAATCAAAGTATTGGGAGATTTCTGAAAGTTAATTTCAGTAAATGATTGTCCAGTAGAAAGAAAATTCTTCCAACGAACCTTTTGAAATATAATCATACCTGCTCTAGGTTTAATGCCTCAACGTATAACTCTTTCAATACCGTTTTCAGCTTATCATTATTAATATGTTCTTCTTTAATACCATCCACATATTTGTTAATTATGGTGATAGTATCTTCAGCTTCATCAATCATATCATCATCTACGCCTTCTGTCAAGCCTGAAAGGTCCTCGGCAATGGTAACATCGATTGGATTAACCTTGTATAGATTTTCCATGAATCGGTCAAACAGATAAGGATTGGTTTTATTGATTACCACAACCTTAACATAGGTATTGGTATATTGGGTCAAATCTTTGTTGTTGATTTCGGTGATAGATTCCTCTTTATCGTCATATACGATTCTGTGGAACATCACATTGGGATTCTCTATGAAGTCTAAAGATTGTGAAGCAACATCAAAAATATGAAAGCCTCTAGGATCATTATAATCTTGCCAAGTAAGCTCATAGGGGTTCCCAAGATAATATATGCCGTCAGATGTAGACTTATGATGGTAATGACCGGAAAAAGTAAGACTAAACTTTCTGAAGATGTCACGGCTTAATCCCTCCATTGATGGCATACCACGATACATAGCGAATCCAGAAATTTCAAAATGACCCATGCAAATATCTGCTTTGGTCTTTTCTATTGTTTCCATCGATTCTTCATAATTCTCTGGACAAATCCAAGGCATCATGCAGATAGGGTACTCATCATTATATAAAAGAGTTGTTGGACTATCTATAACATTAATGTTGTTATATTCTTGTAACAACAAACGAATCGAATTAACTTCATTCGTATTCTTAAAATAAGTATCATGGTTACCGGCAAGCATATAAACACGAATGTTTTTCTCTGCCAGTTTATCAAAGAACATTTCTTTTGTTCTTTTGAATGTATAGAAATTTACATACTTACGTCTATCAAAAGTATCACCAAGAATAAAAACAGTATCAATACCATTTGACTCCAAACCAGGAAAGAAAGTATCATCGTAGAACTTTTGATAAAAATCTAAGAATTGAGTCGAATCATTACGTGCGCCAAAATGTTGGTCAGTTATTAATGCGATTTTTGTCGTTCGGGTCATAATATTTTATTTCAAGTACAGATTCAATTGGTTGTTTATTTGCAAATTGTGTGGCTTCTCTTAGAGTATCGAAACTCTTAAATCTTGTTGAACCACCACCTAAAAGATAAACTACTTTGTACATTCTATCATTCTCCGAGAAACTTTTCAATACCTTTTGGTTTCTTTACCGTTTTCTTTGCCTCTTTGGCCTCTTCATAACTTTCAATGAATTCAGAGATATTATCGTATAGTTCAAACTGTTTAGTTGTACCATCTTCAAGTTCCAACATTTCAAACTCATCTAAAATACCCATTTGTTCTGTGGCTTTGTATTTCACATACGTCTGTTTCTTTTCCTTTTGGATTCTTCGTAAAAAGGCATAGTAGATAATCTGTGTAAAGTAAGCAAAAGGGTTCTTGGACTTGGTAGGATCAAAGTTATCGAAGTACATTAAACAGTTTTCAATACCATCGGACATCATTTCATCACGATATGTATAGTTAATGAAGTTAGGTTTGTGTGATAAACCCTCTGCAATCTTCATAAAACACTCTCCAATGTAGTTTGGTATTGGAGGTGGTGGTTGTTTATTCTTCTTTGCTAACTTACAACCTTCTTTGTAATCAATAAGGGCTTTGAGGAAGTCACCGTTATTTACATATTCTTTTTTCTTAGTCGCCATAATTACCACTTATTGTATTGACATACGCTTGACAGATGTGTATAGTCGAGTATGTCCTTGGTTGAAAGTATTAATGTAATGTTTTTCCATGATTATCCATATCACTAAATGAATCTAATATTTCCTGTAATTCCTCATCAGACACATCATCCATTTCATTTACAAGGTTCTTTGCTTTTAACAAATTCTTGATTTTTTCCACGGTGTTAATATAATACTCACAGAATTCTTGTTCTGGTTCCATCATAGAAAGGATGTCTTTCATATGAATTTCCATACAATTCTTTTTGAGAAGTTGTACTGGGAGATAATGCCTCATAGTTAAACCACTATGATTACCACGAAAATCGAGACCAAATTCCATTGGTTCTTCTAAGATATAATGTTCTGCACCATTCAAAGCCACATTAGCAATCAAATCGGTACCATTCTGTAATTTGATTATTTGTGTTCTATACTCATGCATCTTTAAGTCCTATTTTATAGATTTTAAATGGGAACTTCTCCTCATTATATATCTTTGTTCTTTCCACAAAGTGTTTTAGAGTATAGTTCATATGTTTATTAATTCTCATATCATCAGATATGTCGTATAGAATTGCTATTTCTTTTCCCTCACTTTGTCGTAAGCCTCGTCCAATGCTTTGCAGAGTTCGTATGCTCGATTTAGTTGGCATCGCAAATATAATGTTATGCAAATTCCTAATATTGATACCAGTACTAAAAGTGCCAAAAGAAGCCACAACAATAGCATCTTGTTCTATCTCCATAATTCTTCTTATTTCTTCACGGTCTGTTGTGTCTGTGCCGCCATGGACAAAGAAAACTTTTCTGTTACCAATTCGCTCCGTGTTCTTAATCATATCATACAATATTTTGCCGTGTTTGTCAACCATTTGATACAAAACAAGTGTATTTTTTCCTAGACTAACAGCAAGATTTTTAATGAATTTATTACGAGAAGTATTTGTAATTAGATATTCAATTTCTTCAGCATATGATTTATCTTTCATTAACTTTGAAATTTCTTCTGAGTGCTTTAATACTAGACATTTAATATCAAACTTTGATACAATACCCTTATCGATAAGTTCTTTGGTTGAGATTACTCTTTTGACTGTACCGAATAAACCTTCAAGTACTAATTTGTGTGTCTTAGTACCATCTAGAGTACCCGTTAAACCAAAACGATATTTGGCATTAACACAATTGGTCAGAATAGTAGTAAGTGATTGTGCTTTGAATTGGTGTGCTTCGTCACCAATGATATAATCAAACTGTTCAAAGTATTCTTTTGGCATTGTAAAGAGAGATTGCCAAGTAGAGATTGTCAATGGTTTATCTGTGTGTTTATCTTTACCTTGATAGATACGGTGTATGTGTTCTTCCATACTGCCGTTGTTGTAGTCACCAAAGTCCGAGAATAACTGTTCAACCAAAGATGTAGTTGGAACAATGATAAGACCTTTAAGTTTTTTATATTGCCAAAGTTGTCTAAACAACAGATAGATAATGAGTGATTTACCTGAAGCGGTAGGTGATATAATCAATGCTCTGCGTTTTTGCATCGCATGAATGAAAGCATTTAATTGATGTTCTTCGGGTTCAATGGGATCACCACGAGCGTGGAGTTTTAAACTATCGATAAACTTTTTAGCATGATAAACAGAATATTCATCTTCAACTTCAACACCATCTTGATATTCGAAGGTGTATTCTCTTTCTTCACAAAAAGTTTCAACATAATTTAATAATCCTCGATATATGGTGAAACTCTGTAGGTTGAAAAGTCTTATCTTTCCATCCCAAATTTTATTACGGAATGCTGGTACGAATTGGTAACCAGGAACAAAGAATGTGAAAAA